CCGACTAAATCTCCTCGCCGAGCGACGAGGTTCTGAATGTTCGTGGTTCCATAATAGAACGTGCTCCGCTCGCGGGACTGCGCAAGATCGAACTTGGCGCGGTATTCTGCGGCGTCAGGGTCGACGATGCCGTCATAGGTGATTTGCTCAAGGCGCTCCTCGCCAGTGTCGCCCTGCTCATCTATGACGATGAGTTCCTCCTCGAGGTAGTTATTATCCCGGTTGCGGAAGTTGACGCGGAAACCATCTGGCCGGCGAGCAAACGCCTTCTCCCAACGGAAGGCCGACATATTGCGGAATGAAAACATCTGCACAACCGACTCGTCCGTTCGGTCTCGATCGATAAGCACGCCCCACTTCTCACACTGTCTCGGCCGAGCAAAGCCGCACGAGGCGATCATGCTCGCCACTTGAAAGGCTGGCTGACCGTCAACGACGGCGTTGCACTCCAACCCCGCGCTTTCGCAGAAAGCATGCCAGGCAGCCAGATCAGAATTATCAATTAGGTCGCTAGGCAGCGGATCGACATTAGATTCGCCTATCATCACGTCACGGAAATGCGATGCCGGGTTGGAGGTCGCCACTGGATCACTCCAATGCGAGCCCGTCCAATCTGGAACCAAGCCCGAGGCCAGGACGGAAATATCGCTGAGTTGGCGACCGGCGACTTTGATCGCGATTGCTGTGATGTCGTCCGAAAGGATTGGCGTTTGGTTCCACACCGATGAAACATTCGGGATGCTGACCTTGCTGTGTCTATCCCAAAGCGGGAACGGCGCTTCGTACACGCTCGGCGATCCGACATCGACATAGCCAAAGAAGTTATATGTCGTGCTGGAAAAATCGTAACCCGAAGGAGAAAAATCCGCTCGCTTGTAAAGCGCACCCTGCACAATCTCTATCTCATAGGCTTGGCCTGGATCGAACATGCTGCCGAGCCAGAAGATCGCTCGATCCTTCATAAGATGCAGATTTTGAATCTTGGTGCTGCTAAATGAGCCTGACCAGAGATAGTCCGTGCCAACATTGTCTGAGAAGTGGTTATGCGCAACCCAAGCTCCGTCATTGGGGTCGGGATCTTGGTCCGGTACGTTTATGTGAGCGTACCAAAACCCATCGCCATCCCGTGGCTCCGGAGCCGCTACGTCAGGGTCGCGGAAATAGAACCGGAAAGTTACAATCTTCGGCTCGGGATTGCGTGTCTGATAGTGGACCTCGGGTAAGTTCGTCCACGTCTCCTGTCCCTTTGGCCGGATCCGAAGGCGGAACGGGGAAGCGTACATGCTCCCGACGTCCGTCCCATCATAGACGCCCTCGGTGAAGGCAATTGGAATCCAAATCTCCTCGGGATCGGGCCGCGACGTCAGGCGATGAAAGCGCGGCAGCGATGAAGTCGGGTCGCCCTGGTCCGCCAATATTGATGGATCGTCCGGCCCCTCGATGTCGTGCTGCGAAAGAGTGACGCCCGCCTGCACGGTTTTCCCGTAGCGCTGGATGAGCGTCGGGCTAGAACCGAACACAACCTCTTGCTCAAGATCATCGCCCAGATCGCCGTCCGTATCGCCGACCATTAGATCGCTAACGTCGTGCTCGCCGGCCAGCCCGAGAATGCCCTCGGCAATTTGCCTATTGTCCTCGATCTCGACGAGCGGCTCGATAATGAACGGCGGATAAACCCGCATCGTCCCGATAACTCGCGGCAGAGTAGCGCCAGGCGCGATGACGTTGCCGCTAAGGGAGGCCGGCCCATTCGTCGGTCCTCCGGCTCCAGTGCTTCCAACGCCAATTTGCTGCTGCGCCGCGGCCTGTAAGGCTTGGGGCTTAGTCGTGGGTGGCGGGGTCAGTGCAGAGATAGCCAGAAACCCGCCAACGGAAATCGCAGCTGCGCCGAGGATGGCACCGATGCCGCCAGCGGCGAATGATGCTCCAAGGATAGGCGCGAGGGCACCGCCGCTGACAATCGTTGCTAGGGCGATGACCGCGACGGTCGCGACTAGGCTAAGAACCGATTTAACATCGTCGCCGTGCAATGCGACGTGCATTGTGACGACGACTTCCGTGCCGCGGCTAACGCGCGGGATAACGCGCGGCCACATATCGGCCGGCACGCGTTCGCCGTTTATGCAGACAACGCCATGCTCGCGAAAAAAGTCGGGCAGGCCGACCGCCTGAACCATTTGCTCGAGAGATAGGCCCTCGGGCAATTCAGCCCTGACACTCTTTCCCTTAAGAGGCGTTGCCCGATAGGCGATCGGGACCAAAGGCTCCAGCTGCATACCTATAAAATCCCATGATGCGGTTGCGGATCGTTGGCAGGGACAGGGGCACGATTACGCAAGCGGTTCCTCGTTCGCTGTGCATCAGCAGGGTTTCATTGAGCATGACTCCGACGTGGGTAGGAGCCCGTCGGCCGGCGATCCGCGTCATCAGCACAACGTCGAATTGCTGCGGATAAGGAACCTCATTCCACTTGCAGCGCTCGACGGCCATGCGTCTCGCAATAGCCATTAGATCGTCAATTGAAACGTCACTGTGTTCTGGAAGCTCAACGCCGAGCTGATCGGCGTAAACCGCTCGCACAATGCCCCAACAGTCGGTCCCGTACCGCCGCGTGGCGTCGAACGGTATCCCCACATATCTCGCAGCCCACGCGGGAGCTATCGGTAAAGTCCCGGCAGCCTTCCCTTCGTTGCCCGAATGCCGGGAAACGGTTCTGCGCTTAACTCCCATGCGATGATATCAGCCTCTAGCGCGACAGCGGTGCAGCGCACGTTCTTGAGATACAGGAAATCGGCCGTAATCATCGGCTCGGCCGCGCTTACAAGCGCATCTCTGCATGTAAATGCAGGCTCCTCCTCTATTACGGTCGGACCCACGGTCAATGTTGACTCGCCTATGGCATATTCGCCAACGGCACCAAAGCCGCCTCCGCTGACAAAGTTGAACGGGAAATCGAAGTCTGAAAGCCCGAGCACGTCGATGCGGAGCTGCGGCGGACTCGAGATTGCTAAGATACTTTCACCGATCCTACGGTCCACATTTGGAACTCTCAACGTACCATGCGGCTCATTTTCGTCGTCGCTGACGAACTCAAGGTCGAACATGGCACCAAAGTAGGTCTCGCCGCGCCAAACATAGTTCACTACATCGCGAGCAAACCGGACAGTGAATGTCGGATAGGAGATCGTGAGAAGGACGATCTCCATGTCCTGCGCATTCAATGCCTCAAAGTCGGCAAGGAACTGAGTGGCTATTGCTCTAGGCATATTCAGTCACAATTGCCGGGCATTGATCTGAAAGAGAGGTTCGCGCGCCAGTGCGTATCAGAGACAGGCGAAACAACCGGCGGACTTGTGAAGATGAACTCCTCGAGGTCTCCGGTGCGAGGATGCGTAAAGATAAACGTCAGGGCTCCATCCCTTAGCGTGTCGCGATGGAACTCAAGCAGCGCGCCGATCTCGGCCTTAGTCCAAATGACTGATCCGGTGATGAGCGCTGTGGCGACCGAACTCCTGCGCCGGCGCAAGGGAGGCCCCACCTCGGCCGCAAACTCAGCAACGTTTGTCTCTGGCTGCTCGGTGTAGTTTTCCAGAAGCAGACATGTCGGGAGATCGTCGGGCCACACCTCGGCCATGTTGGCTCCTATCGAATGCGCGTTGTTCGGGCTAGGCCGAACCGGCTCCCAAACGCCGCATCACTCCTACCTGATGCAATGCCGCGGTTGACGGTCTCGATGATGATGTCGGTAATCTGCGCACCGCCCTGGTCGCGCTTCTCGGTGCGGACGCTGGTGTCGTCGGCCTTGTTGATGATGTTAATGGTGACGCCGTCGTTCTGCCCCTTAGGGATGACCTTCTCGCCAGCCTCAAGGATGGCCGGAAATTCGCCAGCCCTGAGACCATTGTGAAGTCTAGGAGCACCGAGAAAGATACCCGCGGGGACATGACGCTTAGGAACGCCAGAGCGCCCCACGATGCCCCCTTCATGGAACAGAGCGCCAAGGATGCCAGTGCCGGCACTTGAGCCAGTCGTCGCCGAGCCGACGAGCTGCCTCAGGAAGGCGTTGAGGGCGAGCCGCTCTAGGTCTTTCGTAAGGCTAGTCAGAACGTCGGAGAACTTCTCGCCGTTCACGATGGCGTCGGCAAAGCTAGATGCAATCGTGTCGCCGAATTGCTTGGCGAGATCAGGAAGGAATTGCATCTGTTCTTTGGCAGCCGCCAACTCGCGGCCTGACTGTCTCGCACTCACGCCGAGTTTGATTAGGCTTTGTCCATACGCCGAACTCGTGTCGATGCCCTGACGAAGGACGGCCTCTGTCGCTTCAAACTGATCGTTTACGGCATTGAAGGTGGTTTGCCCGTCCTTCGTCGCCGCGATAAGTGCTCGAGTCTGGTCGGCAGAAAGCTGCAGCGCTTTCGCGAACTTTTCCTGTTCTTCAGTTGGAGGTGCCACTCCCAAGGGCTTACCAGCGTCGAGGGCAGGCAAAAGCCCTGCACCGACTGCTCCCCCTGGCCCAAATGGCCCCTGATGGCCAACCTTGGGAGCACTTATTATTCCGCCAAAGTTGGGATGCGTCACTGCATCAAAGACGGACTTCAATTCACCGGCAAACCCGATAAGTTCTTTCGCGAATTTGGCAACCTCAGTGCCTATTGCACGTGCCAAGCTCTCAATTGATTGTAATTGATCCGCAGTAACTCCAAGCCCCTTATTAAACTCTTCCAAAAGCCCGGTTCCAAACCCGACCTTCACGGCGTCTTCTAGCGCGCGCCATTGCTTGTCTAGTCGATCAGCTACATCAAGAGCTTTTTGCGAATAGACGGCCGCGGTATCGAACGCGGTACGGAACTCTTCCGTGGACTCTCGTGC